CTATTACCTTTCGGTAAGACTCGTTTTCAAGCAGCACCTCAATAGCATCCGCCAAAGTGTTGATGTCAAAGTGCTCGTTGGTAAAGTCACGATTACAACCAACTACGACATCAAAGGCAGCCATTAAGGTCTCGTCGTCCAACACCTCTGCTATTTTAATCAGCACGTCAAAAATGCTGCCGAACTCAATAGCACCGTCTTCATTGCTAAACTCGTCAATAAGCGGGGTAGCGTACTTACCAAGCCACTTAAGAATTCTGGTAATCTGTCTTGCTTGGTCTCCGCCAGTCTTGTACAGATTGAATTCTTCTCCACCAATTTCAATAATATGCGCCTTTTCAGACATTTCTCTCTCCTATATAAAAACAGCGGCCAGTTTCTCGCTGGCCGCCGTAGTTTTATTGGTTACTCTACCACTAAGAAGGTACTTCTGAGCGGTACAGTTTGCTGGTACCTTCAAAGTCAACTTCCAACGTAGAGAAGTCCTCATTAGGTGTTGAGTGGTCAACCGAAGTCAACAACACCTTACCCAGCCAATATGTGGATGTGTCGCGCTTTGAGTCAAAGAACACGAACCAAGCTTCCTCCCCCGCCTTCATTGTAGTGAAGATGGTATCGTCGGCGTCGTCATAGTACCCAGCTAGGGAACCAGACCAGTCCATGTAAAGTCTCGCCTTTTCAACCCAAGCTTCCGCTAGGCTAGTAACGAACACTTTATGCTCAGCGACGTCCACACTGATGTTAATGCTGAATTCATTTCTTTCAGTAACTTGGGTCCACGAGAATGCACCCGGTGAGAGGTTCCATGTCTCTGTTCCCGCAGTCCACGTAGGAAGTACAATTGGATTTGCACCTACTGTAGATACTGTAGCAAAAAGAACATCAGCGTCAATTCCAACTACTGCAGCCATTTTGTTATTCTCCTATTTTATTTTTTCCTTGTACCTCCATTACTCACATCGCTGATAGAAGCTCTCAAGGTGCGCCAACTCACGCGCTATTAATAAACAGACAGCTTAAGCAAATGCTGGCAGCTGTGTTCTATATAGTTTTCCAGTACCTTCGAAATCTGTCTCAAGAGTAGAGAAGTCTTCGTTAGGGGTAGAGTGGTCTACAGAAGTCAGCAAACACTTGCCCAACCAGTACTTAGAAGTGTTACGTTTTGAGTCATAAATAAGAACCCAAATATCCGACCCCGCCTTCATTGTGGTGAAGATAGCGTCGCTAGCATCGTCATAGTAACCTGCCAAAGACCCGGACCAGTCCATATATAGACGGGCCTTCTCAACCCAAGCCTCAGCAAGACTTGTAACGAATACTTTGTGCTCAGCAACATCAACAGAGATGTTAATGCTAACCTCGTTTCTCTCAGTAAACTGAGTCCATGAGTACGCTGAGTTATTAACCGACAAAGTCCATGTTTCTGTTCCAGAATTCCACGTTGGCAAGTTAATAGACTCACTAGTAAGCAAGTCAAAAGTTGCACCGGTACCGGCGCCGCCAGTTACAGTAGCGGCCTTAGTTTCAGAATAACCAGAACCTCCAGTTGTTACAGAAACTGCGGTAATTACTCCGGTAGATACAGAATCAACAGTAAGTGTTCCGCCAGACCCACCAGCTACGGTGAGAACATCGGACACTGAGTAGCCGGTACCACCGGAAGCAACCTCAACATCAATAATCTCACCAGCAGTTACACCAGCCAGAGTTGTGGTAGAAACATATAAAATTTCGGCATCAATTCCTACAATAGCAGCCATATTTTAAGTCTCCTTGTTTTGTCTCGTCAATTAACAAAAAAGGTTAAAAACCCCTCGTCTTTGACGAATTTGTTACTATAATACAAACCTCTTAATGAGGGTTGGGACTTCACACTTTCCCACAACTCTTCTGAAATGATGAACTTTCCTCCGGGTTTGACCATTCTAAAAAGATGTTCTATGGCCTGATTCACTCTCTCCGGAAGTTCTATATCTTCAATTACTTTAACCGCATCAAAGACAGCAACCTGCCGCGTACTTGGGTTTTTTACCATCAAAACCCCTATAGACAGCGGTTGTGTTGTAATAGTTTGTGTTTGTTCTGGAAAAACACCGCGCTCGTATCTTCTGTCTTCTATCATTTATCGTAAATCCTTATCATAAACGGCAAAAAATAATGAGGCGTGTCGACTATAGTCGACGTTATCGGACGTTCAATATTAAGTATTCTGACTAACGCCAAATCACCGGCCAAACCTCTCGGCTTACTTGAAAACGTAGTACGTAATGTGTCAGTTATTGCAAGCATTTCTGACTCAATGTCATCGACACTCTTTAGCCTAATCATTAAAATACCTGACAAATAATATTGCCAAATGTCTTGACTGAACGGTTCTGCTGGTCCGTGCTCAATATTAGCAAATTGCAAAAGACAGCCATACCTAGTGTCGTCATCCGTAGGAAGAGGAACCATGGCCTCTACAAGAGCATCCAAATCACCATAAACGCAACGAGCCGCATTTAATTCAGGTATGTGACTTACCAAAGTCTCTTTAACACTGTCTACTGCTCTTACCAATCCTACAGCCATTATCCAACCCTAATCTTATTTCTGCGTATTATGGATTTCATAATACTCTCTAGATGGGTAATTAGGCCCCCTGCTTTTGTTGGTGTATTAGATGTTCTGGTATCCTGCACATCAGCCCATTTTAAAGAGGTATCTGCTCCAAACCTTCCGTAATGATTTGAGATTGCTGCAATCATGGCAGCAGCTGCTAGACGAACAGAGGCCGGAACATCGTCAGAATAGCCGGACACATAAACGACCTCTACGTTTCTTGAACCAGCAGGAGTACCGTAATAAAGCAGTTTTATTATAGTGTCACCAACCTCATAATCTCCAGAAGAGATTGAGGTACCGCTGAAACTAACACTAGTTACTGTTTTTATTGGGGGCCTTCTGACAGTAATAATATCCTTTCCGTCACCGTCAAAAGTCTCTGTATAGGTGGTATCCTGAACAATAGCAGGGGAGCCCATATACTCAGATATGAGCCCCTCTACCATTTCGCTCCAAGCATCCTGTAAAGAGGTTACTTCTATGTGATGCAGTACAGCAACATCTTGCTTGCTACATAATGTCCAAGCCAAGACGACCTCCGAAGTTTAGTTATTAAACCCAGCCAAGCTTTTCAAAGAAAGCGTCTAGAATGAAGTCGTAAACGCCTTTTACGGCAGTAAAGAAGGCGGAACCGACTAGTAGTAGGGCTTGAAGATACGCGACAGGGTCTCCTGAAAATTCTGGAAGGGCCGAACCAGACCAGATAAAAGCAGCAGCAATAGACAGTACGAATGCGATGACGGTAACCGCCTGCTTCTGAGAATCAATATCCGGATTCAGCTTTTCACGCCAAAGCTTAATACCCTGTACAATAATGGGGATAAGCACTACAGATAACACGGTCAAGACAATTTCTGGTAGGAATTCCATTCTATTTCTCCTTTTCCTATAGCTGATTCACTACTAATACTACAATCGTACCCGAGTGTAAATAAAAACAATGACCCGGGTAGAAACCCGGGCCACTGAATATTACGACTAACTGGACTAGGCCAGTTTTGCGTGACGAATCTGAGCAACAAGATTCGGATAAGGCATCTTCAAGGACATGTACGCCTTAAGCATGTAGTCGTAGGTGTCCTTCACACGTGCTAGAGGCACGTAGGATACCAGACTGTCAACCTGACGGCCCATATCATCAATTTTACCTAGGAACTTGACACCCTTGCGAGCGTCGCGGTTCAAAAGAAGAATGGTCTGTTCGCCAGTGCTCAGCGGCTTAACGGCAACAGGAGTCTTAGCCCCTGTATCCTTGTAGGCTGTCACGGTACCATTGACTGTTCCGGCAGAGTCGTAAGACAAAGCAGGAATGATGTCAAGAAGCTGGAGATTTGCGTTACCTGTCGCCAGACCACGCCAAATCAAGTACAGAACAGCGTTGCTGTCTGCAGTCCAAGCCAAGTCAACAGCGTCAGAACCACCAGTCATAGTTACGTTGGCCTCAGTACCTGCAATCTGCTCGCCGTAAACGGTTACGGAAGAGATGTTGTAGAAGTACTGGTCAGCTGCCAGTGAACCGGCGCCGTCATCTTCTGTTGCGGACAGGTCAGACGGAGATGTGCTGGTTGACTCAGGCACCAAGTAATCGGTTTCAAGAATTGGCTTGGCGTCATAAGCAGCCATGGTCAGCTTGCCATCAAACAGCTCCATAGACTGGAGAGGCATTTGCACACGAGTCTGCAGACCATCAACGACCTGCTTCATTCGCTGGCCCATCATCCAAAGATAAGGGTCATTGCGAGTTTGGCGGTGCTTAGCTGCTAGAGCAATTGCTGCGTCCAAATCATCAAGAGTGATTTTGTTTCCACCGGCATCAACTACGTTACCCGGTGCATAAGCCCACATACGTGGAAGGATACCAGAGTACTGATAAGCGTCTCCAGTAAATCCGATGTCATCAGCGGCGCCATAAAGCGCACCAAATTCCATGATGTCGGCCATACCGGTAAGTGAGCCCATAAGCTCAGTTTCCAGTGCGTCAATAAATTCCTCAGTTACTGCCTGAGTAAATCCGGTTACACCACCCCAGATACGCTGAATTTTCAGCTGAACAGTCTTGCGTACGTACGCAGACTTGGTCTGGTTCATGGGAGTGCTTTCGCCCTCGAACCATGCCTGTGGGTGTGAAGAACGGATACTATACTCATGCGTCTTACCATCTGCCTGAGCTACGGACAGAAGTTCAGCCAACGGCTGGAGATTCAACAACTCTTCGAAAAGAATTGGGTCCAAATCCTCAGGAATAAGGGCAGCAGCATCAGAGGAATCAAGGATAGCTTTTCTTAAGCTAGTTTTCATTATAGATTCTCCCTATAGTTTAGTAACCCTGCTTTTCGAGCTGATGGCGGATGGCTCCGCGCAAAACCTCTCGGCGGGTCGGTGTTTTTGGTGTGACTTCTTCTGCAACACTTTCTTGAATGTCTAAGCCACGGTTAACAACTTCATCCGGTTCCTGCTCTTCCACAACATCAGTATCCAGCGCTTTAGTCTCTTCGACACTAGGCATTTCGGCCTCTTCGGTCTCGGACTCTTCCGCCTTATTATCTGCAAGTGAGTGCAGTACTTTGGTAAGTTCCTTAAATTCAGTGAGCAGTTCAGTAAAAGCACGCTCAACGTCGAATACTTCTTCTTCGACAGCGTTCTCTACAACTGGCTCCTCCTGCAGGACAGCCTCTTCAACAAGTGCTTCTTCCAAAGCATCTTCTGGCTGCTCAACAGCAATTTCTTTTTCCAGCTCTGGTTCTTCTTGAGAAGCCTCAGGCAAATCTTCTGCTTCTGGGGCAGTCTCCGCTTCAACAGCCTCTTCTTCTACTAATTCAACCTCTTCTGAAACAGGTTCTTCTTCAACTTCGGCTTCTGCATCAACACCCTTTACTTCAACAACAACCTCTGCGGCAGTTGCTTCGCCGGAGTCTGTTACAGTCACATTAGCGTCAGCTTCGTCAGCTACCGTATCAGTAGGGGCAATATCTTTTGTGTCAAGTTCGTCGTCAATTACAACTACCTTTCCGTCTTTAGGCATTCTAATTTCCTCCATAGTGATGCCCCTAGACAGGACGGCATCGTAATTTGCTGGATGGTCCACTAATGAAATTTCAGCCAGCACATAGTCGTTAATTTCCCAGCCACCGTTGTCCAAGAATTTTAGAGATTCGAAATCAACTAAAATACCAACTGACAAAGCAGGAAGAAGGCCGTTTTCTACATCCTTCGCGACGTCTTCCTTTAAAACGGTGAATTCTACTTCATTCCAACTAAGACCATCACCAGAACCGATTCTAGTAACTTTTCCTACAGGCTGTGGAAGGTGCATATACCTGATGTTGCCCCACTGACGAAATGCAGGCACGGCCCGCTCAGTAGCCGCTCTGGTAATAACGTCACCCAGCATATCTTTATTGTCGGAAGTAAATAAGCCGCGTACAACTAGGTTTCCACTTGCATCCTTAGTCAGCAGCTCTTTATTAATTCTAGAAGCTACGTACTTGATTGTTGGTTCTTTTCGGTCCATCGGTTACCTTATTTGTGTGTTAGCCTCTGCGGCTTCTTTAAGGCGCTTCGCCATGGCCTTTCCGTACGCTTTTTGCAACTCCTCTATAGGAATTACATTAATTTGGTCACAAGTAATCATAAGTTCATTGGCGCGCATTCTGTATATCTCAGGCCAACCTAAACGCTCACCATATTGGGTATAGCGGTCATACAGCTTTTCAACATCTTTCTCAGATAAAAAGCCGTCAATAACCGCATCTAATGCAAAACTTGTATTAGCTCTTGTTCGTATTGCAGACACATTCTGCAAACCTCTACCTGCCATCTGTACCCTCCAATTAGGTTAATATACGTAGTGCCAAGTTTATTGCCGTTTGGCCACTTCATGTATCATTTTTTTCGCTGCTTCTGCTGAAACAGCACCAACTAACTGATAAATCGCCCTAGTTATGGCGTCTGAGGTAAACCAAATCTTCACCCTTCCACAATCTGGACAGGTTACTTTTAAATTTGGTCCTCTTGTTTCGTAAAAACGAGATGGAACTTTATCATTACCTACAAGCTCCCCACCCTCAATATAACCAAGAACGCTACTGCATTCTGGACAATACCACTCAGTGCCGTTTCTCTTTCCTTCCTCTACCATGCTCTTTTCTCCGTATACCATGTAGTTATTTCTTCGAGAGCGTCAGAAAACACTTGGTTCTCCTCTTCTATAGAAGAACACTCTTCTAATGAAGAAGTAATTAAGTGGCCTACAGTATCCGGTACATACAAAAATACGAAGTCTCTGCTGGGACTTCCTTTTCTATTTCTGTAGAAACTCTTATACGCCTCTAATTCTTTAGTAATTGCTTCTAGTTCTTGAGCCGGAGAAACAAAACGCTCCTCTGAGCTCACATCATCATGTCCATCCCCTCTAGGAGGGTCTTGGTCATCTATGGTAGGCTCACCGACTTCTCCGGGAGCATCAGGTCTATCTTCTCTTCCTTCTGGAGGAGAACCTTGAGGCTCGTCTTGAGTGCCAGAAGGAATAATGTATTTATCACCGAACTCATCAGTTCTTTCTGGCTTACCTAACTCAGCTCTTATTTCGTTGGGATTTAGAACACCTTGCTGACTGTAGCGCATGTGTACAGTAGCGCGCTCTACAGCAGTTAAAAAGTCAGGTTGCTTAAAATTAAACCTCCAACCGGGTGCATTGAACTCTCTTATATGTACCTGCTCGTACAACGATTCCTCAATAATCCTGAACAAAGGAATCATCGTTGTTTCGTGAAATTCTCGCCTGCGCTCTTTAAATGCTGCAGTATCTACGTTAGACGGTATGCCTAGCTTATCTACATTTGTACCTGTAACTGCCAAAGTTTCGTTAAGAGTGTCTAACCGGGCTTCGCCGTAAGGTAGGTCTGTTGGTAGCTCATTTGAGATTTCTTTAATGTTAAGTTCTCCAGCAACAACAACTGGATTTCTTCCTATATTCTGCGGTCCTGCATACTTGGACTGCAGCACTTCTACAAATTCGTCAAAGGCATCATCTGATATGTCTGCTGGCAGCTCATAAACTAGTTCTGGAGTGTCCCTATTTTCCATGTATCTTCTGGCTGCCAATGAAAGATATATAGACAAAGGAAGATTAAACTCTGTTAGCGACTCTACATCTGAGGCGCCTATGTGTGAGCCATCAAAAGCAGGATTAACTATATAAAGCACATCCCTAGGATTATTAAATACTACCTTTTTACTTATGTCTCTGCTTGGGTAGTAATGATAAGCACCATCTGATTCAAACTCCCCATTCTCATTGACATTAGGCACTACCA